TGCGCGCCCGCACGTTCAGTCGCATCTCGACGTGCCAGCCGGAGTAGTCGATCTCCTCAAGATCAATCGTCGCGGTCTTGATTGGCAGCGCTGCTGACGTCACTAGAGCTGATTGATGATGACACCGTTGGCGCGCCAGTTGTAGGTGGTGCCCACCGCGCCGTCGACCGCGCTGCGCAGGCTCATGTCCACCCACGCGGGGCCGCCCAGGTATTTGCTCATGGCGTTGCGCGAGGGATAGATCGCCAACTGGCAGCCGTCCACACTTTGCGATGCCTGGCGCATCGTGGTGTCATCGCTCGCCCAGAAGCCGGTGAACGTCCCGTTCGAACTCGGAAAACCCTGGACAGAGGTCTTGTTGCTGGCGCCGAACTCGGTGGTGTCGATGTCCGTCGTCGAGTTGTCGATGGTGAACTCTCGAAGCGCACCGACCAGGACAGGTGAACCCGCTCCCGAGGTCGAAACGTAGACGATGCTCGTCTTGCCGGCGTACTTGATGGCCATTCCGATTAGGCTCCTTTCGCGAGGGACCGATCGTCATAGTCGTCGAGATCGGCCAACAATTGGGCGGCACGCGCCGCGAAGGTGTGAGACGCGACGTGCTCTTTTGCCTGCCGCGCGGCATAGCGACGCGCGGGCGAGTCGACCAGGTACGCGCGCAGGACGTCCTCGAGCTGACCAGGTCTGAAGGTCGGCACCGCGTCGCCGAACGTCTCGGGCAGCTCGGCGCGGTAGTCCGAGACCTGGAAGACGCCGCAGGCCGCGAGCTCGTAGGCCCGCGGATTGAGGCTCTGCGCGCCTTCTACATGCTCGACGCCGCGGCCGTACGTCTGGGACGTCCGATACAGATTGAGCCCGATCCTGGCCCTCCGGTACAGCGCTACGGCAGACTCGTTGTTGACGGGCCCACCGCGGACGAAGTCCCGCAGTTTTGCGCGCGAGCCGAGCAGCGACCAGTTGCCGTACAGCCCCAGGTCGATGCCCATCCAGTCGACCGCGTTCAGCTCGTCGATGCGCTCCTCGAAACCTGTCCCGACGAAGACGACGTCGTGCGCCGGCACCTCGATGTCGATCGGCAGACTGCTCGCGTGACGCGCCGGATCGTAGGCATGCCGCAGATAGCCGGCACCGAGCGCCTGGGCCGACGTCCGCTCAGTGGTCCACACCACGTCTACAAGGCCCGCCAGACGCGCCTGGGCCTCGTCCTCATAGGGTGACTCGGTCAGCAGCACCGACGTCCTGAGGCGCGCCCTGTGCAACATTTCGAGCACGTCCGGGTGGAAATAGCAACCGCTGATGACGAGCACCCAATGAACGTCGTAGCGCAGCGCCATCTCGAAGGCTTCGATGCTGGCCCGATAGATCGTGTCCGGCCACGTCGGTCTCTGGTCGGGGTCCTTGCCTCGCGCGCGCCACAACTTGAAGAGCCAGTCGCGCGCCAGCGAGAGGCGATGCTCCAGGCTGTAGTAGTAGACGTCCACGCCCGGCTGGGCCCGCAGCGCAAGCAAATAGCCGTTCTCTACGTCTTTGGTACTGAAGCTCGCGCCGGCGCCGACCAGCAGGACGCGCAGACTCATCTAGCCGCCGCTAACCCTCTTGCTCGGGTCGGTGAGCTGCGGGCCCGAGACTCTCACTGACGGATCGGTGGGCGCCTGGCCAGCGCCAGGATTGCTGGGCTTGGGTGCCGGCGCGCTGCCGGGCTTCAATTGCCAGGGTTCTTTGGGTGACGATGGCATGACGTCTTGCTCCTTTTTACGGTGGATTGATAACGGGAACGCAGCCGCAGCTCGCGATCACCTGGTAATAGGCGAGCAGATCACTTTTGGTCTGTTCGACGAGCTCGGGCGGTGCCTCCACCGCCCACGTGTGGAGTCCGCTGTAGACACTCAGGTGTGGGCACTTCCACGCCAGTATTTGGACACCGGGGCCGGAACTCAGAATGCTGTAACCGGCATTCGTCACGTGTGGGTTTGAAGTTGGATCTGCGGGCAGAGTTTCAGTCATGGTTTGATGGCATCCAATCCAACTTGATACCAGGCACCCACCGCGACTCTTGGGTCATGGTGCCGGTCGAACTCGCCGATGACCTCGAAGCCAGCCGAGTGCAGCGCGCGGCTCAGCGTGAATTTGTCATAGGCCCACTGGTGATGACTGGGCTGCATCGTCGAGAAAATGACGGCCTCGCACAGTTCGTCCATATCGCGCAAGTCGCGATGGTGGCCCGCCGGCCACTCCATCGGTGCCGGCTCGTCCAGGATGTACCGGCGGAGGACCTCGCGCATGTCCGGCACCATCAGACCGAGCCGGCCACCCGGCTGCAGCACACGCCAGCACTCATCGAGAAAGTCGCTGGCGTCCTTGCGCTCGAGATGCTCGAAGAAATGCCCTGCATAAATCTCAGTGACGGTGCCACTTTCCCAGGGCAATGGCGGCACGCGCAGCACCAGGTCGACGCCCGGATACGCCACCTCATCGACATTGACCCAACCGATCTGCCGCATCGGTAAGTCACCGCAACCAATGTTCAACCGCACCGTGCCGACCGTTACCGCCACCACAACTGCTCCGCTGTCGGCCGCCCAACACTGACCACCTCATTGATCCAGCCCACGTCGCCCCCGCTCAGGTTGAACGCGCGGATGGCCGCGTCCAGATCGCCCTCGTAGCGCAGCCCCCATTCGACCTGCTGAGCGATCTCGCGCGGAAAGACCAGACAATCGGCGTCAATATTGGCGTGTCGGAGCCGCTGCTCATGCCAGATCGTCTCGCCCCAATAGGTTCGCATGCGGAAGAACAGTGGCCGAGCATGCGACTGGCTGTCGATGGCGAGCTCGATAGCCGCGAGCGAGTCCTCGGCGGCGATGTTGTCGTCCTGCGAGAACCAGACCCAGGATGCCGTCGCCTGCTTGGCGCCAAAGGTGCGCTGTGGCTGGCCGACGCAGTGCCGGCCACCATCGTGCTCCAGCCAGCGATAGCCTTCGGCGAGGACGTGCGGCTTGGTGTACTCGAGCTGCGCGTTGACCGCGCCATGCGTATCCGCCACAACGAGGACCTCGACGCCGGCGCTCTCGGGCTGGGCGGCTAACGATTCGAGCGTGACAGTTAGGGTGTCACGGCCAATCGTCGGAATGACCACACTGAGCCAGGGCGTCACGTCTGAATCTCCACGCGCACGCTCGCACCCAGCGCGGCGATGCCCGCGATGTCGACGCGGCCATACGCGCCGCCGCCGGTCACGCGCGCATACGACACTGTGCCGCCCAGGTGCGGATCGGCATCGATGGCCAGCTTGATAGAGTTATTGCCGGTCGGCGACACGTACGGATTCAGCCATGTCTGGGCTCTGGCAAAGCCGGGCTCGAGTCCGACGAGCACCCAGATGTCGAAGTGCCAGAGCGTGTCACTGTCGTAGTCGTTGTCGAACGTCCAGTCGACCAGCCGCGGATAGGCACACGGGAAGTTGGGCTTGTCGGGCTCGGTGGCGTAGGCGCGCAGCCCCGTGATGGTGTCCAGGCGTGCTTTGATCCCCGTCTGGATCTGATCAACGGTGGGCTCCGTGATGATCGTCACGGCAGGGGCTGTCCAGACAGATAGGCGACCGTGCGCAATCCCAGCCGCGCGAAGCCGGTGACGATCCTCGAGCGGTTCTGCTGATACGCGCGCTGCATGAACGGCTGCGGTTGGATGCCTCGGCGCGCAATCGAACGAGCAAGCACGAACGCTTCGCCGCGCAAGGTGCTTCGTGAAACACCGCGCCGCCGCTCTTCGATCGGGTGCCAGTGGCGACGCACCCAGCCGATGAGCGCATCCACCGGCGGCATCCTGGCACCCGCGCGGCGCCCGAACTCGACGAACCTGCCATAGCGCACACCAGGCCCGACCTCACCGACAAGACTCGGGAACGTGCCGGTGATCTGATTGTTGATGCTGCCCGACAGTCGCCGCGTATCCTGCGGTGCCAGTGTGCGTGCGTCGGCTTCGATGAGCAGCAGACTCGCCTGCAAAGTCCGCCGCATGTCCCGCTCCATCTGCTCCGGCGTGGTCTGCAGCCGACTCAAGAACGCTTCCCACTCGGGCCCGAGCTGAATCACACGAGCACCCAGTTCGCTGCGGCCGCGCGGCCGGCGCCGCTCGCCGTGACGTACGGACTCAGCAGGTTGACCACGTCCGAATCGCGGTCGATCAGTGTCGCGAGCTCGCCCGTCTGCGGCGCCTCCCACATGGCAAACGGCACACTCAGGCGCGCGAAGTAGCGATTCGCCACCAGGATGCAGGCCTGCTCGACGGCTTGCGGTGTGGTGCCGAAACCCCAGTACGCCGTGACGCGCGCCTGGTAGCCGACGATGAACCACGATGGTGCGGTCGCCCTGAGCCGGATCTGGGTGTAGCCACCCAAACCAGGCTGCAGGTACAGCGGATACAGGTCGTAGTCGTCGGCGTCCAGGTGGACGGAAAACGACGCGTTCCCGACCGTGTCGACGTCCAGCGCCGTGATGCTAGTCAGGTCCATTACGTCGAGCCGGTCGGGGTCGTTCGGGGCGAAGTAGCGCGCGGTCGCCGTGGCATCCACCGGATTGAAGGTGCGACCGGTGTAGTGATCGATCCACGCCGTCGCCGAATCCAGGGCGCGCTGGATGTCAACGTCGTCGACGGTATCGGCGATCTCGACGGCGGCCTTGAACTCGGCCAGCGTGACGTAGCTCATGGCAGCGGATGAAGGGCCGGCGCCTCGTATCCGAGACCACCGCGGCTAGCTGTCCGCAGCATCCGGCCCTCGACCCGCACCGGCTGACGACTCCAGGAGGAGGGGTTGCTCAGCCGGGCGCCCGCGGCATACGTGGTGATGGTGCCGTCGTCCCAGGTCACGCGCACGCCACCACGTCCAGCCCAGCCCTCAAGCCGACAGCGCCGGCTCGGGCTGCGGTTCAGGTTCAGGTTGCTCCTCCTGATCTTCTTCTTCGTCATCCTCGTCTTCAGGCGCAGGATTTGGGTCAGGCTGCGGATTGGGATCCTCGCGCATTTACGGAACTCCCGTGACCTTGGTGAATGCGGTCGGCCGCCAGACAATGAACGCCGCCCTGAGCTCGGCCAACAGCGTCTGGATGTTGCGGATGAACTGGTCGTTGACGAAGCCGATCCGGACCACGGCCTGCTCGCGGTCGAACAGCGTGCAGCCCATGTTGAAGTCGCCGACGAGCGCGGTACCCACGGTCATGGCTTCCGACTCGACGACCGGCAAGCCCCACAGTGTGTTGGCGCCCACCATGCTCGGTGGTCCCATCAGGTAGCCGCCGAGCGTGCCCGTCGCCGAGTTCTCTCGAGCCAACCTCGCCGATTGCCAGTTGTTGGGGTGCATGACCACGGCCGAAGGTCGCGCCTTACCCGTGACTCTGACCAACGTTCGACCCTTGAAGATGGCGTCGAGCACGTTGTCGGTGCCCAGCGCCTGGACGTTGATGTTGTTGTTGAGGATGCCGAGGAAGTTTTCGCCGGTGCCGTCGCCCGAGACGATCTGCGTCTCCAGTGCGAGTTGCAGGCCGAGCAGCAAGCGGCTGTTGATGATGCCGCGGATCTGTGGCGCGTCGCCGAGCATCTTGTTCGTGACCGGTACCCAGTGCGCCAGAGTACGGACTGGCGTGGTCTGCGCCGCGTAGCTCAGCGCCGATTCGGGCTTGGTGCCTGTCGTACCTGTGGTCGCCGTCGCCTCGGCCACCATCGCGGCGTTGTTGGTGAACGTTGTCTCCTGCACCCACTCGATGACGTCCGACTCGGTCGTCAGCCGCGGGATCAGGTCCAGCACGTTGATCTCGCGCTGCAGGATGCTCAGCACGCCCGGCTGCATGTCGTTGGCGACGAATGGCGAGCCTGACGGCAGCGACTGCCCGGTGCCGGCGTACACCAGCGTCTTCTGCAGCAAGCTGCCCCACGCCAGCAAACTGGTGCCCTCGCTCAGCTGCACGCTGAATTCGTTGCGGTGCAGCGATGAATTGAACGAGCCGCCGGCCTTCATGCGCTTGTACTCGTTGCTGCGCACGAACTGGTCGCCAGGACTCAGCTGCTGCGAGGTGACAGGATCTTCGAAGGACTGTCGATGGCCATAGGGTTGGCCGTATTTTTCGAGCCCGCCACTGATGCTCTTTTTGCGGTCGAGCGCTTCCTGCAAGCGCGTCTGCTGGTCCATCAGGATGTCGACGGTCAGCAGGTGACGTCTGACCTGGTGCTCGTCCTCGGCGTCGGTGATGATGCCGTCGTACTTGCGTTCGATCGCATCTGAGCGGTCGTACTGGTCCTTGATGTTGGCCATGAGCTCGGGCATGACCATGCCCGCGACCTGCTCTTTGGTGAACAGCGGTTCGGCCTTGTAGACCGATTCGGTCGTGCCGTTTTGACTCATACCGGGACTCCCAGGCGCTCGAGGCGCTTTCTCACGAGTTGGAGATGCATGGAGGCGATCGAGGGCCCGGAAACAACGGGCAAAGGTAATTGCGCAGCCTTGACAGCAGTGATGCGGGCCTCCTCGTTCATGGGAATGCTGACAAGGCTGATCTCGAGCAGATCGACGCTCTTCAGTTTGCGCACCGAGTGGACGTCGTCGAACTCCTGGTCTTCAGGGATGTAGCCGATGGACATGCTGTCGATGGCGCCGTCCTTGAGCAGCACATAGGCGTCATGTCCTCGGGTCGTGCGGCTGATCAGAAAATCGCCGTGCAAGCCGCGGTCGTCTTCCTTGAGCTGGACGACCTTGCCGATGGGCTCTGACATGTCGTGCTGCCAGAGCAGACGGGGCACGCGCGACGCGATGGTGTGCGTAAACGCGCCGCGGAGAACGACGTCGCCACCCTCGTCAACGTTGCCAAAAGTCGAGGCGTAGCCGCTGAAGGACCA